GAATCTTGGGAATCTACAACGGAGCCACCAATGAGGAGTTCGACTTTGTCTACCAGGGTTCTCCAATCATCTATAGATTGGGCTTGACTCGAATCATCTGCGGCGAAGTACACGTACCCGAGGAGATCCCCGGAGCGTTCAAAATTAACACTGGACATTGAATTACTTTTCACTGCTCCAAGAATTGTTTGTTTTTCGATGGACTGTGAAAAGTTAGCATGTCTTTTGAAGTGTGAACTAAAGAAGGATATTTCAGGATTACCCATGATATATTCATCCTGGGCACCTATAGCAATCAATTGAACAACACCAGCGGACATGGTATACTACTCTATGGGAAGAAAATTACAGGTTGGGTTTCCTACACACAAAACGGAGGACTAAATAGTTATCTTCGACTGGATTTGGTGGTTCAATGAGAACACCATCTTGATTTCTAATAGTAATTGTTAAACGACTGATGGTTCGAATTGGATTTATATACTGTGTGGCGATTGGGTAATCATCTCTGAAACTGATGAGTCCACTGTCATCCGCTGTAACAATACTAGCGAAGGAGTTTCGTACCACGCTCATAGTGGCTTGACCGGTGAGAACGTTTGACGCTCGGTCCGAAAAAATAGAGTCCAGTTCTTCAATCGAAACATAACAGTGACCTGTCCCATTGATGGGTGCAACTGTATTAATTCTCGCAGCCAAAAGCCTGGCCTGAACAACGTTGTGGAGGGGTTGGTTCAAAAAACATGTAAAAGTATTCGCCGCCGTTTGACCAATGGTATCAACTGTAATTGTATGATATTCATAGTTGAGGTCGGGGATCATCTCAGTTGGCGATGTGATGAGGGCCATTTATATTTAGCTTAGATTAAAGATCCGCCAATTCCATCCTCGATCGCATACCCAGCGTGTTCACCAACAAGTTTTTGGGCGCCACAGAGTCCACCGGGTGTGAGACTCTTGGTGTAGGGGCTGTCTTCCTTACCCGACCCTGGGACGCAATCCATACGATTCTCGAGATCGAAAAGAGATTTATCATTCACAACCTTGATTGTGATTGGCTTGGGCTGGTAACGACTTTTGTTCATCAGACCAAAAATCACGACGATATAAAATAAAATCACGATGGTGATGAGGAACTTTCGGTCAGTCTTATTGAACTGGAACATTTATAATGTATCAACATTTTTTATAAACTGCGTTAAAGGTAATTTTTTTAGTTTCTACATAAAGAGTAGATGGATGAAGAAATAATCATCGACCGTGGACAGCCCAATATCATGAAATTAGATGCTGATGAACAGGCCCTGATGGATGAGATTGAGATTTCCATCCCCCGTCCCCAGCCTGTACCTAGGCCCGCTCCACATAGACCCCAAAGACCCATGCACCAAGAACAAGATACGATGGATGCCTTTGTAAACCCCAACAAGCAAACGGCCCCACGGCAACCTATACAGGAAGAAGAGATTGATTACGGTGAGGAACTATATGATGATGATGCCGATGAACCCCGAATGGGGGGTGGTGGACCGGGTTTCCAGGAAGATCAACCTTCTAAGGGGTACACCTCTATCGATGAAGAGAAGTCTGACCTTATCAACAAGTTGGCGCGCCTTGAGAAGAAGGGATTCTCAGTGAACAAGCGTCTAAATGCATATTCAAGTGTGGAGGAGTTGAGGGCCGAAGTTAAGAGGATTACCTACAGTATTGACGTTGAGCAGTCAATCAGATTCTCTCGAAGGATGCTTATCGCCTGTGTCACGGGTTTAGAGTTCCTCAACAAGAGGTACAATCCCTTCGAGATCCAGTTGGAGGGGTGGTCTGAGTCTGTGATGGAGAATGTTGACGACTATGACGGTGTATTTGAGGAACTCTACGTCAAGTATCGTTCCAAGATTAGTGTTGCTCCAGAGGTGAAGCTCATCATGATGTTGGGTGGTTCGGCGATGATGTTCCACCTGACAAACTCTATGTTCAAGTCGGTGATGCCCAACATGAACGATGTGATGAAGCAGAATCCAGACTTGGTCAAGAATATGATGGCAGCGGTTCAAAACACGACGAGGTCTCCTGATGGTCCAGCGACGGAGGCTCCGGTTGGCGGGACGGGTAATTACGAGATGCAGGGCCCCGGTCTGGACATTTCCAGTTTGATGGGTGGTATTATGATGCCACCTCCACCCCCTATGAACACCACACCACCCACGATCCAAGAGGAGGAAGAAGATGTGTCTGATATCGTATCGGTCTCTGGTGAGTCCACTGGTGGTGAAATTAAGGAGGTCAACGTCGAGGGTTCCAAGCCAAAGAGGACCAGACGAAAAAAGAAGACAGAAATTAATCTCTAAATACTATATAAATGATAGCGTATTGTCCGCTGGAGGAACTTGAACCTCCCGTCCGACAACAACCGAAAGTTGTCGAAGAACCAGAGGAGGTCCCCCCTCCAGTTGGTTACGAAGAAACTGAAATGAATTACGTCATCATGGGCTTCATTGTTGGCGTGATTATTCTCGCCGTCTCTGATTCCATCAGGGCGTAAATGTAATAAATCTACCGAGGGGTTTTCCCCTGAAGTAAATTTAGTATGTGAATGTTGCGTGTGTAAGGGTTCCACTCTTTATGGATACCAGCTTACCACTGGTCGATGATATGAGTTCCACAAAGATGTCAAATTTATATTTACGGGGGGTCCCCAAATTGGTCAAAAAGAGGGGTTGAATTGTGATTGAATTTCCGGTAGTAGTTACTGAAGAACTCCACGGATAGGCGGTTCCCACGTTTCCAAAAATGTTCTTTGTACCGATTGTTATATCTGTCCCAGGTGTTGTCCCATCACTCGTGCCGCCATTTATTTCAAGAATTAGGGTGCTCATGTTGTCTTTGTCTTCATCATACTCCCTCAAAGAGGCTACAATCTTCGCATAGAAGGCACCATTTCCAAAGGTTAGAGTCTTCGTATTATTCCCACTTGGGGAACTCTGTACTATTACATTTGAGTACCTCTTACAGGCCACCTGCCCAGAGTTAGTGATCATACCACCACCAACGTGAAGGTCGGTCTGTGCGAGTGACCCCCCTAAACCGATAGCGACCTGTTCACCGAGATCGATAATACCCTTGATAACGAGATCCCCAGAGACCTCTACACTACTTTCTAGGAACAACTCACCAGATTGGGGGGTGATGTACACATTACCCGAAATATCACCGTGTATGTCCGATGTTCCCGCGGTCGTCTTGAGTTGAATGACGGCGTTGCTTGAGGAATGTTCAACTCGGGCCGTACCATCGTAGACGTGGAACTTTTCGGTTGGTGCCGAAGTCCCCACACCCACGTTACTGGTATGTATGACGTGGAGGCCATCACTTTCGGCGCCATTGTTTACACCACCCAAGACTGTACCATGTATACTTCCAGAACTGAAGCCCCTTAGGTACCCACCATAGTTGGCGTTTGTATTGAGGAGTATACCAGTCTTTGTATTGGTCCCGGGGCTCTCAAGTTTGAGAACATCGATATCTGTCGTGACCCCCGAGTATATGTGTACATTTGTTGATGGGCTGTCTGTGCCGAAACCTATGAGACCCGTACTCAAGAACCTTGCATATTCTGTGGGTATATTTGAACCATCTTTGTTTCTAAATATGAGGTCAGAGGTGGATCCAATCGTTTCTAAAATACCACCAGAACTCAAAGAAAATACATCCAATGTACCAAGGTTGAGTTTCTGCCCACTCGCAAATTCGAAACCACCATTTACGAAGAGCTTGGTAGTCGCGGTGTTTACGATATCACCAGAATTTGTGGTTCCTATTAAGACTTGACCACCGGGTGTGATTGTAAGAACTGAATTTGCCTTAGATGCACCGGTTTGATTTTCGATGTCTTCCTTTTCTACGGCGGATAGGGAGGGATCGTTATACGATTGGAATACATGCTGACTCGCAACATATCTAATCTGATCGGGTCCCTGACCACCAGGACCCTCGTTACCTTTGAATATCAGGAGTTCTGAAATATCTGTGGTCAACAAACGTTCCTTTATAAAGGTGTTACCATATTCATCTGTGAGTAAACCACCAAAGTATAATTCGTTACCTATAACCACGTTTCCATTGACTTCAAGTTTAGCCCGGGGTACATCTGTACCTA